CCAGCATGGCGCCGGCATAAACTGCGTCCCGGATATCAGTACTTGGTACCGGGTTATCGGTTGGTGTTGGTAACGGTACTTCTGCCATTGTGCATGTCGCCCTATAAAAGGCGCACGAAGCCCTCAGAAGTGAATCTGATGGTGTGCGCGAAGGTTGGTAATTACTGCTGTGTGTTACGGATAAATCGAGTCTGAATACTCAGTTAGGGAAAGCGTTTGAGTATCGTCACCGTTAGGTTTGGCGCTATCGACGCGCCAGATAGTGGAATTAAGTTCCGAGTCGGTAGCGATGAAATACCGGCTGGGGTTTTGCACCGTGTTGCGGTCATAAATGTTCAGATCGAAGGTATCGGCCGCAGCCTGAAATGCTTTGGGATTGCCGCTTACCGGATAGGCCCGCCAGCGCCCGCGGTAATTGCCGAGGCTGTCGGTCATCACCACCCACATATCGCCGAGTGAGAAGTCGATACGCTCCGAGGTCGAAAAGACGTCACCGGTTCGCCCGGTGATATAGCCTGTTTGCTGGGTGTTGTCGTACATGTCCGGACACTGAACCACCGTGCCGCGCACGACCTGCGTTTCTTCCAGCACTTTCACCGTCATGGTCAGGCGTGAGTAAAGGATTTTCCTCGCCTCAAGCCAGGCCCGATCGGTTGCCTGAGTGGCGTTGCGGCAGCCGTCCAGGCTGATCTGCATCGCGTTAACAGTGGCATCCTCAACCTCAGTGATGCCGCTGCTGTCGATCTGCAGGTAGATGTACGCCTTCTTGTTCGTCAGCGGGTCGACGTAATCCAGCGCCACGCCGTCGTAACCACCGGGGAGAGACATTTGCCAAGCGACCTTGTACTCGTCCCAGAACATGTTTGAGCGCGCAAAAACCGCATCTGGATTTGTCACTTTCTCATCACGCCAGAACGTCAGCACATCGCCGATATTGTTGCCGTCAACGCGGGCCACATTGGCGATCGTCGCTATGCGCTCACCCAACGGCTGTTTCTCATCCGAGAAGGTGTAATCGAAATACCCAAGCGCCTCATCCGGCAGCGAATCGGCAATGGCATAAAGAGCCGCGACGTCAATACTGGCCACGTCCTGCTTACCTACGACAACCCACTCATGCAGGATAGCGTCAGCAAAAGAACGACTCGGCCGCAGAGTGTAATCGACCGCGCCAGTCGCCCTGTCGTAGCTGATGGTATGCCGCAGCGCCAACATGTTGTACTTCTGCTCGCGGTTGCTGTTGCTGTCATTCGATCCTTTGATCGTGATGCGGGCAATCGTGTCCTCCGGATACACGACGTTTTCGCGCACGTTAACCGCGTGGATCGCCATCAGTGTCACAACGTTAGCGTCATTGCTGTTGTCGAGGCGCTCGATAGTGACCGCGTAGCGCCCCGCCCCGGCCGCCGGAACGAACTTATGCGTAGTGCGGAAATACCGGGTCGTCACCTGGAAGTCGTTATCGAAGAAATAATCGTGCTGCTCGGATGTACCCGGCACCTGATTGTTGTCGTCATCGACCTGCCAGAACTTGATCCTGTATTGCGTTGTGCCGGCCGTCGCGCCGAGCTGAACCAGCACATGCACCCAGACCTGAGTGGAGACGATCGGCGACACTGACGGCCCGATAACAAGTGGAGTCTGGTCATTCAGTGTGAGCAGAGTCGAGTTGATAACCGCATTCCCCGGCAGCGACGTAATCTCTCCAGAGAGCTCGCCAATATAGAACGTCGTGTACGACAGCGTATCGTCGCCGATAAAGCTCTCCGAGGAGATGATATTCCCTGCGCCGGTGACGTTCCGCGTGACGCTTGTGCCGCCATCGTTCCAGGTGGCATTGATGACGAATGAAACTGGATGCGGCACCGCCAGCGCAGCGAAGTAGGCAAAGTTGTCATCGTTCGACAGCACGACAGCCTTTAGCTGATTACTCTCGATCGCCACCGATGTCGGCGCCGTCGTGGTCGCGGTCTGGGCCGGAAAGTCCTGGGATTCGTTTAACCCGGGGACAGTTTCGTTATCGACGTCATCGAACTGATACCCCACCTCAATCGTGCCGATCACGTCACCCGGGTTATAAATCGCAGAACTGGCGCCTGCCAAGCTGCCGAGGTTCGATTCCGAGTAGCGGATCGAGGAAATGGTGTACCGGCCGTAACCGACCTCGAACCACTCCGTGAGTTGCTTGTTATTATCGACGAACTCAAACAGCGCTTCCTGAATCAGGTCAGGGAAGACGCGGCACTGGCCGTAAATGTTCGGGCGCCCCTTGTAGAGTCGCGCGCGGTTCGTCTGGCCGGTTAAGTCGTTGTTGGGGGATTCGCCTGTCGCCACCGATACTGACGCGCTGGGCTTATTTGACAGGCCGAACACCTTCAGCGCGCCAGAGAGAATTTTCGTGACCGGACGTAATATCGTGGTGATGAGCTTTCCCACCCCGCCCTCTGGCTGGTCGAAGACAGCCACGACGTCGCCAGAACGCAGTGGCCGGCTGATATCGTAATCGTCAGGCAGAGCTCGGCCATTCAGCTTCACGACAACATAGCGGTGCAGCTGCAGGGAATCCAGCAGGCTCACCAGTGTGGTGCCGGCATCTACCGTCCCCCGCTGCAGCGGCGCGCCAGGCAGCCTCTGTAACTCATATCGAACCATGCACCATGTACTCCACTTTGCTGTAAACCTTCAGTAATGCCAGCGGGCTGTCGCAGCGTACGAAACCGAATTCGCCGCGGGAATGTAGGCACTTAACCGGGCTGATCATCACACCGATATGCGCCGGCACTTCGCCGCGGTAAAAAACGGCGATGCAGCCGGTTGCCGCCACCGGCACACGCCGCCAGTGGGCGCGCTCCTGTTCGTAGCAGGTGATGAAATCCGCGCCCGATTCGTAGCCGGCGATGTGATGCAGTTCCAGGCCGAGCACATGCCGATAATAGAGAACCACCAGGCCCCAGCAATCCATCTGCTCAAAACTGCAGGCGCGGTTAGCCCAGGGCTTGCCGTTAACAAGCCCGATAAAGTCGCTCTGTGTCATACGGTGATTAGCCCGGGATAGTCTTTCGTGGTGTAAATGATGGAGTTGGCCAGCGTCAGCGGATTGGTCTTGCCAGCGGTCACGGTGACGTTGCTGGCATCGGCGGAAATGTCGTTCACGTAAAGCGTCCAGTCTTTCAATGACGCCGTGTCACCGATCGCGTTCCACTGCTGATACAGGCACTTTATCGGCGTCATGCGCGCCGCCCCGCGCCAGCTTTTCAGTGTCTGCCGTACATGTTCCGTGGCGGCGACAAACGTTATGGTCATTGATATGACCGCCGTTCCGTCCTGCGCCGGCTCGGTCACGCTGAACCGCGCAGGCTCGAATGAGTTCCCGCCAAACGTCGCCTGGCGAAACAGGTTATTGACCACCCGGTAATAACCAAACGCAGGGTGATAAAACTCCACCGTCTGTTTTATGTCGCTCGCCGGCCGGCGCTCCTTCCACTCTCTCAATGTCGGCATCAGTCAGCCCTCGGCATCACTTCGGTGATCAGGTAATCCAGCCAGTATCCATATCCAGGCTGGGCTTCAACGATCCAGTCATCATAGTCCTCGGTAATGTCCTCGATACCGTTGCTGATAACCGTTGCGGTCCAGGTGACAATGTTGCCGTTTTTGCTGGTCTGCACCGGCATATCGACGAAATGCAGCGTCTGCTGCTGAACTCCCTGCGTATCACCCAGGTCGATCGGCATCTGGAACCAGTTACGCCCGCGGTCGCAGTATGTCGGCGAGCGCAGCCATGACTTAAATCTCTCAGCCTGGTCAAGCGTGAAAATCCACTGCAGCGTCCAGGTTGCTTTCAGGTCCGTGGTGATCGGGGTAATTATCAATGGACCGACTGCCGTCTGCGTCGTCTGCCAGGCTGTATCCTGCGTCATGTTCTGATCGGCGCGCTGGGGAAGCGGCAGGAACGGAGGGTATTGAACTGTTGCCACGTTTCCTCCGGGCATAAAAAATGCCGCGGCTGCGGCACTGATCTTTTATCAGGATGTTACTAAATGTGTCTCGCTGATACTGTGTATTTTTCACACACAGCAAGAGAGGTCATATGTCTTACACGCACAGCAGGGATTACATGGAGGGAGGATCAATAGTTTCCGTTCAGTGCTCCCACCAAATCAACGTAATCAGGCAATAGCATCTGCCCTTTCGCCTGGAATAAAGCCTCCTCAAGGGCGGCAATGATTTTCTGCTGTGTGCCGTCCCTTAAATAACCTACCGACGCCATCCCCTCCTGTTTATCGCCGTCGCGGTACCAGATAACCTCGCCATTAACTTCGATTGCTACTTTCATTATGTTAACCCGTTAAAAAACCCGCCGGAGCGGGTTTGGTTTAGTAAGCACCTTGCGCTTTTCTTCCGAGACCAAAAGCGCTTTGAATTGCAGAGGACATTGGCCCATTGCGATCAACATCGATAAGAAAAGCTTCCACTGTCACAACACCACCTTCCTGGCTGGCCTGCGCCTGGAATGAATGCTGTCCGCCACTGGTCTGGTCATAAAACTGGATGTTTACTTGGACCTGTCCGCCATTCATATCCTTATTGCTGATGACCTTCCCGTTATCGCCGGGGATCATGTACTGCTTGCCGGTGCTGGCCTGGTAAATCTCTGGTTTGCCTTTCTCGCCGACTTGGTACAGGCCGCCGGCTGATACCGGTCCGCCGTTGTAGCGAGCGCCGGCTATTGAAAGGGCCTGCGCCATGCCAACTGTTGAAGTTATTCCTGCCTGAGCGGGGATAGCGTTAGCGCCAGCCGTGGCAAGGGAGGTCATTGCAGCAGCCGGAGCCATGGATGCGGCTATTAGTTGCCCTTGCGCAATAGCCATTCCAGAAGCGGCGGTCATTCCAGCCTGCCCCATAATTACAGACTTCAACCACTCAACTCCCATCTGGATAAAGGAGTTGATAACGCTGTTTAGGACAGTTGATCCGAGTGAGCTCATGGCTTCGCTGACAGACATACTGCCAGTGAGTATGCCAGTGAGGGCATTAGAGGCGTTTCCTGCAAATGAATCAAATGCCGCAGCAGCTACCTCATATCCTGCGTTTTGTTGCCTCCATATCTCCCACTGCGCCGCTATGCGCTGTTGCTCGTACTGAGTGTTAGCGGCATTCATCAGTTCAAGACCGCGCTGGGTTATCTGCCCCTTCTGCGTTTCGAACTGCTGGATGAGAGCCAACTCCTGAGCATGCTGATTAGCCAGCTGTTGGACAGGGTCAATCTGCCCCCGAGCTTCCTGCATGGGGCTTACAGTTTGCTGAGCGCGTATCTTAGCCAGATTAACCTGGTGCTGAGCCTCCAGTTGCTCACTGGTCTGATTGTACTGCTGCTGAGTGATTTTTTTGGCGGCCAGTGCAGTTTGCAGATCTTTAACATCCTGCTGGTAAGACGCATTCTCTCTGGCTTCAGGGAGCAGTTTTTCTGCCGCAGCCTGGGCTTTGAGGGCATTAGCCGTATCCCATATTTCTCCACGGTATTTACCGGCAAGAGCAATTTGCTCTTGGGTGGCTCCCTTACCTAGTGATTGCTGAGCCTGTAATACTGCCTGCTCCCGGCTTAACTCCTGCGTTGAGCCCGCAGCGAGCTCTGATTGCTGGCGCAGATTTTCAAGTTTTTGGTTTACCGATTCCTGCTGGTTAGCAAGTTTCTTAGCCTCAGACGCCGCAGCATTATCTTCCTTCTTTTGATCCTTTCTTGCCTGAGTGTTTCTCTCTGTTGCAGCATAATTATCCTGAAGCCTTTTGATTGCTCGCTCATCTGTAACGCCTGCATCCTCAGCATCATAGGCCGCCTGCTGCCTGGCTTTTGCTTCCCCCTCCAATTTTGACAAGGCAAGTCGGCGCTCAGCCTGCTTAATTAACTTCTCGCCTTCTTTCCCGCCCCAGTTTATTTTCAGACTTTCTGAGTTGAAGGCTTTCAGGGCCTGCGTTGATTGGCCGAGTTTTTCAGCCAGGAATGCCTGGGTTCCACCGAGGAATGACGCTTGCTTTTCTGCTTCAGCGATAGCGATAGCGTTATCTCTGGCAGCCCTCATCTGATCAACAATGCCCTGATTAACTTGAATGTTAATTAGGTGTAATGCGTCTTCAGTTTGCTTAAGAGTGGCTGTCGCTCCATCCAGATCCCTGCGCTTTTTGGCCAACTCGTTTGCGGCATCCTTTGCCTTAATCACGAAACCATTATTTTGATCTTAGATCGGAAGAGCACACG